TTGCAGTTGCAGACGAGACTCACCTCTATTCAAGCCCCGAGCTTCGACGAATGCACGAAACAGTGCGACGCAACTTGGCAAAACGCAAAGCTGCAGACCCTTGGATGCTCGAGACATCGACAATGTACGCAGTCGGCGAAGAATCAATAGCCGAGCAAACACACAGGCTTTATGTCGCAATTCAAGAAGGCCGCATCAAAAATCCGGGCTTGCTTTTTGACCACAAACAAGGTCTTGAAGTGCCAGATCTGTTGAATACAGAAGATTTGAAGCGAGCGCTTCGTGTCGCTTATGGCCCAGCTTATCAGTGGCTCGATATTGACCGTTTGGTGGCCGAGATTCAAGACCCAATGACACGAGCTTCCGATGCTCGGCGTTACTTTTTGAACCAACCGTCCACTGACACTGACAAGTACATGGACGCAGTCGCTTGGAAAGCAGCGGCAGAACCCGAGGCTCTTGAACCCGGCACAGAAGTTGTGCTTGGCTACGACGGCTCGCGAAAAGACGACGCTACAGTGCTTGTCGCTTCTCGGCTTTCAGACGGCAAGATTTTTCAAATCGCTTGCTGGGAACGACCACCGGGACCGGCTGGTTATAACTGGGAAGTGCCCCGCGTTGAAGTCGATGAGACGGTGCGAGAGGCTTTCGAGAAATACAAGGTCATCAAGATTTGGGCCGACCCTTCCGGTTGGCAGTCTTATCTCGACGCTTGGAATACGACTTTCATTGACCGTGTTGTAGCGGTTTACCCAGCCAGTCAGCGCAAGCTGATGGCACAAGGACTTGACAGATTCCTTGAAGATGTGCTAGAAGGCAGACTCAAGCACGACGGCTCGGCCGAATTGACACGCCACGTGCTCAATGCGGTGCCGACTCGTTACGGCCAAGTCAAAAAGCCTTCACAGGCACACAAAATAGACGGTTTGATAGCCGCAGTTTTGGCCTATCTGGGCAGAGCAGAAGCAACGCTCAACCCTGAAAAGCCAGCGGCACCAGTTGCTTACTTCTCAATTCAGGCCTAGGAGAGACATGAAAAAGATTGACCCAAGCCTTGTGGTGGAGATTTTCGGGGTAGTGCTTGTAACAGTTGGTATTGCAGCCTTTTCGCTGCCGCTTGCTGCTATCGCACTGGGTTCGTTCCTTGTTTGGGCTACAGAAAAGGCTAGTAAATGACAGCTGGTATTTATAATACGACCATTGACCAAGGCGCAGTGTGGTCGGTCATTTTTGTATATAAAGACCCAAACAACAACCCTATCAACTTGACCGGTTACACAGCAGCGATGCAGCTTCGTCAGACATATGAAAGCGCGACTGCTGATCTCACTTTGACTACCGCCAACGGTGGCATTGTCATCACTGGTGCCACTGGCACTATCACTGTGACTGCAACCGACGAGCAAACAGAGGCACTTACTCCGGGCTATTACGTTTACGATTTGGAGCTTACATCTGGTTCAAACATTTCGCGCTTGGTGCAAGGACAAATCACAGTGGCAGAGCAGGTGACACGTGGCTAACAAAGTCATAATCAACGAGACCAACAACACTGTTGAAGTCATCTCTCCGGGTGCACAAGGTGCGCAAGGCCCAACTGGCCCAACTGGTGCTACCGGCCCTGCTGGTGCTACTGGTGCGACTGGTGCCACAGGTGCTGTCGGTGCCACAGGCTCAACAGGTCCTGTCGGCGCTACGGGCGCAACTGGCGCAACTGGCGTAGTCGGCCCGACTGGCGCAACTGGCTCAACCGGCCCTGTTGGCGCAACTGGCCCTGTCGGTGCTACAGGTGCAACTGGCCCTGTCGGTGCTACAGGTGCAACTGGTTCTACCGGCCCGCAAGGCATTCAAGGTATTCAGGGCGTTCAGGGTGACACCGGCGCAACAGGTGCAACGGGCCCACAAGGCGACACAGGAGCAACTGGCCCACAAGGCGACACCGGTGCTACCGGTCCTGTCGGTGCCACTGGCTCAACTGGCCCTATCGGTGCAACAGGCCCACAAGGTGACACTGGTGCCACTGGCCCTATTGGTGCTACTGGTGCAACAGGTCCACAAGGCGCAACTGGTCCAACCGGCGCAACTGGTCCGCAAGGCGAAGGCATTCAAATCCTTGGCAGTTACGCAACTTTAGCTGCACTTCAAGCTGCACACCCAACCGGCAACCAAGGCGATGCTTACATTGTTGGCGCTGGAGATCTCTACGTGTGGAGCGTTGCACTCGGCGCTTGGGACTTTGTGGGCAACATTCAAGGCCCAACCGGAGCCACCGGTTCAACAGGCCCTATCGGCGCTACCGGAGCAAGCGGCGCAACTGGAGCCACCGGCCCAACTGGTCCGCAGGGCATTGTAGCTGGTCGCTATTACTATTTCAATGCTTCAGTCACTGAGGTCGCTTCTTATAAGCAGCTCTCAGAAGACCCAGCGTCTGCAACCGAAAACACAACCACTGTCAACATCGCTGGTAACACCACCTCACTTTTAGCCTCTTATATCTCCACTCCGTTTGATTTCACGCTGATCCCGGGTGGCACGCAGCGCTTCACGCTGTTCATGCTAAAGCCAGCAAGCAACGATGGCTTGCAGGTGTTCTGCCGTCTAAAGCTTGCTGACAACTCGGGTACCGTTCTTTCAACCATTGGCGACAGCGACACATCTCTAGTCGGCTACAATGGCGCAAACCCAGTGCCGACCCCAACAGATATCACGTTGCCAACGACCACGGTGTCTATCGGCCAGCGCATGGTCGTGGAGATCTACGGCGTCAACACCGACGCAACTGCTCACAACCTTAGCTTTATCACACAAGGCACCACCCACTTTTCTTACGTCATCACCACTTTACAAGCAGCAGAAGGTCCACAAGGTCCAACTGGTGCAACAGGTGCAACTGGTCCTATCGGTGCTACTGGAGCAACCGGCCCAACTGGCCCTATCGGCGCAACCGGCCCGCAGGGCGTTCAAGGCCCGAGCGGTGCAAGCGGTGCGACCGGCCCTGAAGGCGCAACTGGTCCAACCGGTCCTGTCGGTGCTACTGGTCCTGTTGGCGCTACTGGCCCGCAGGGTGTTCAGGGCGACGTCGGTGCAACCGGTCCAACTGGTGCAACTGGCCCACAAGGTTTAGAAGGCGCAACAGGCCCAACCGGCCCACAAGGCAGCGTTGGTGCAACTGGTGCAACTGGCCCACAAGGTGCGACAGGCCCTCAGGGCGATGTCGGTGTTACCGGCCCTGTCGGTGCCACTGGCCCTGAAGGTGCTACTGGCCCTGTTGGCGCTACTGGTGCCACTGGCCCTCAAGGCGATGTCGGTGCCACCGGCCCTGTTGGCGCAACTGGCGCTACTGGTCCTACCGGTGCAACTGGCCCACAAGGTGTCGAGTTCAGCACTACAGCTCCTGCAAGCACTGGCGTTCTTTGGGTTGACACTGATGACCCGGGCGACGCGGTTGTTCCTGCTGGCGGCACAACTGGCCAAGCGCTAGTCAAAGCCTCAGACGCAGATTATGATTCAGTTTGGTCTTCTGTTGTTGGTCCTACCGGCGCTACCGGCCCCGTGGGTGCCACCGGCCCTGTTGGTGCGACTGGTGCAACCGGTGTTACCGGCGACGTTGGTGCCACTGGACCTGTGGGTGCTACCGGACCTGTTGGTGCTACCGGACCTACTGGTGCTACCGGACCCGTGGGTGCCACTGGCGCAACTGGTGCAACCGGTGCAACCGGTGCAACCGGTCCGACTGGCGCGAATTACGTTCCGTACCCAGCTGGCAAAAACAAGTTTATAAACGGAGATCTTTATTGGAATCAGCGTGGTTTTACTTCCACCACTTCTGCTGGTGTGTTCTTTGCCGATAGGTGGAAAACAACGCATTTTGCTGGAACAACTACTTTCACCACTCCGACGATAGACTACGGGTCGTTTGCGGACCAAACCTCTAACAAAGTTGTAAGGCTGACATCTGGGTCGGCCACAAACGACTCTGGTATTGCTCAGATGATTGAAGATGTGGCGACTTTTGCGGGCCAAACTGTAACCGTGTCCTTCTGGGCTCGTTCCAGTGCAAACCCTTATGGCATAGACTTAGTGGAAGCTCTTCAAGGATTTGGCAGTGGTGGGTCAACAGCAGTTTATTCTTATGCCAGCGTTGCCGGCAAAACCATTACATCAACTTGGTCTCGTTTGAGTTTTCAAATCGCAGTGCCTTCTATAGCGGGCAAAACAGTTGGGTCTGGTAATTTCCTTCAGATTCGCGTTGATTTTGTAAACAACTTGCCAAGTGGTGAGTGGATTGAAGCCACACACTTTCAAATCGAGGCAGGTTCGACAGCAACACCGTTTACAACTGCCACCGGCACCATTCAAGGCGAGCTTGCGGCCTGCCAGCGGTACTACGCTAAGTCTTACGATTTGGCTACCACTCCGGGCAGCGCCACTGGTGTTGGCCTTGTTGGGTGGACGGTTGTTTCTACTGGTGCTAACTCCAACACGTTTTACTCGAAGTTTCCAATAACGATGCGGGGCACTCCGTCGGTTACCATCTATTCGCCCAGCAGCGGCGCAAGTGGAAAAGTTGACAACAACTCAACCGGCGCTAACATCAATGCAAGCCCTATCGACATTGGTACCAATGGTTTCGTGTACTACGTTACTGGTTCGGTTGGTGGCTCAGTCGGCCAGTATTTGGGTAGTCACTATTCAGCAAGCGCGGAGCTCTAATGAAAACATACACCGAAAAAACGTTGGCCAACTACACTTTTATAGAGGTAGAGGAAAACGGCGTAATCAGTTGCGTGCCCATTAGCGAAACCAACTCAGATTATCAACGCTATTTGCGTTGGCTCGAAAACCCAAACGCTGACGAGTTTCAACCACCACTAGAAGGATAACATGGCCACAATAAAGTATTGGGACGGCACAGCGTGGGTTTACGCTGTCGTTGGCAAGCAAGGCCCAGTCGGACCAACCGGTGCAACCGGACCGACCGGTGCTGGTGCCACTGGCGCAACAGGCCCTGTCGGTGCGACAGGTGCAACTGGAGCAACAGGCCCAAGTGGCGCAACAGGCGCAACAGGAGCCACTGGCGCGGCCTACATCAATATTGACGGCGGAAATGCAACAAGCACTTACGGCGGTTTGACAGCCATTGACTGTGGCGGAGCATAGGAGAAAAGATGCCAGTACAGATACAGTTTAGACGAGATACAGCTGCAAACTGGACCTCTACAAACCCGACACTTGCCATCGGCGAGATCGGACTTGAAACTGACACTACCAAGTGGAAGCTCGGTAACGGGTCAACTGCTTGGAACTCACTTGCCTACGCTTATGCGGCTGGTGCGACCGGTCCTACTGGGCCGCAAGGCGCCACTGGTCCTACTGGTGCAGTTGGCGCAACAGGCTCTGTCGGTGCAACAGGTGCAACTGGAGCTGGTGGCGTGGAAGCCATCAATGCACAAACTGGCACGACCTACACTTTTGTCCTTTCTGACAAAGACGATTTGGTTACAGCCAATAATGCGTCTGCTCAGACTTATACGATTCCGCTAAACTCAAGTGTTGCTTTTCCAGTTGGCACACTCATAAACATAATCCAGATCGGCGCCGGTCAAGTTACTGTGCAAGCGGCTGGTGGCGTTGCTTTTGCTTCGACAGGTGCGACTTCAACTGCACCTAAAACTAGAACTCAGTATTCGGTTATAACGCTAATCAAAGCTGGTACTGATACTTGGTACGCCACGGGAGATATCGCCTAATGCCAATTCTTGGGGTGGTAGCGTCGTCGTTGGCTAAACAAACAGCAGCTCGTTGGTCGTGGTTAGTTGACGAACCAGCTGCCAACATGGAGTATTACGCGTCGGTGGCCGTGTTTTCAGACGGGTCGTGGGCTGCTGGCGGCGCCGACACATCAGGCAACAACCGTTGGATTATCAACAAATGGAATACGAACGGCACTCTCGCGTGGCAACGCGCCATATCAACGTCGGAAACATCAAGGACATACGATATCGCGTGGAGCATGGATACAGACGCCAGCGATAATCTGTTTGTTTACGGAGCAGTAAAAGACCAAAACTCCGGGACTGCTATGGGCAGCGCCATGGTGGTCAAATACAATTCGAGTGGCACGCTTCAATGGCAAAGGCGATTTCGCAATTCTTCTGTGTTAGACATCTACGTCAACCGAAACTTTGTGAAAAAAGATGCTGGTGACTGCTGGTTTACTGGTTTCAACAACGCAAATGGCGGAGAAGCGTTTGTGTGCAGCTACGACGGGTCTGGCACTTTTTTCACACAGTATGCGATAAGAGGCGACCAACCAAGGGGCAGCACCATATGGCGCGACAGCGCTTACAACACTTATGTTGGCGGGTATCGGTACATTTCGCCATACGATGGCTGGGTGGCTAAGTTCAATTCAAGCGGTTCGTTGCAGTGGGCGCGGACTATCAACATATCGGGCAATACTGGTTATTTCGACGTAGTTGATGTTGTGACTGACAGTGGTGGAAACGTGTACGCTTTTTGTTGGCCCGGAAACGGAACCCCCGCAAAATCAAGCACTTTGATAAAGTTCAATTCAAGCGGAACAGTCCAATGGCAACGTGAGTTGTCACGCGGAACATATTTGCGCGGTTTGTCGATGACCATTGATGGCTCTAACAATTTGTATTGCGTGATGTATAGCGGCAACACTGGTTGGCAATACGTCGCGAAGTACAACTCCAGCGGCACTTTACAATGGCAACGTGTGATGCCTTTACTTGGCAACGTTTACGGCTACCAAACCAAGGCAGACGCAAACAACCTATACATAGCCTCAAACCAGTACCTTAGCAATTCTAACGCGACTGTTAGCAAAACTTTGCTGTCGGGTACTGGCGTTGGCCAATCTGTAACGGTAAATGGCTACACAGCCACTTATGCAGCCGGTGACATGGTTGACGCGGCTGGTTCTTGCACAGTAACAAATTGGTCGCCAACTATTGGAACACCAGCTGGCACCAGTAATACACCAACAATAACCGAAGTCACCACAAGCTATGCTTCGGGAACTGCAACCATTAGAGTATAGGAAAATGATGAGCGTTTTTATCAAAATTGGCACGAACGAATTTCCTAGGTACATTGGAGATGTGCAACTCGAACACCCAGATTATACGGAACATGATGTTTTGCCTGAGGGTTGGGCTAAAGTTGTAGAAACAGTTCCACCGCACGTTGAAGAAAATCAGTACGCCACAATGGACACGCCAGTTTTTGTCGATGGCGAGTATGTGATGCAGTGGAAAGTTGTCATTTTGACTGACGACGAAGTTTTACAAGCCAAAATCAACGCGTTGAAGTACAAACTGGCTTCGGTTGGGTTGGACTTGGCTGACGTGCAGTTTATTGCGTCTAACGAAGTTTTATTTCAATCGCCAAACTAGGCAAGCAGCGGGGGACCAATGAGATTTCATGTAGTTAGCTTGCCGCACACGCAAGTTACAAAAGCATTCGCAAACTGCGCTTACACCGAAAAAGTGCGGCGCTTTTGCATCATGATGACAGGCCTCGGACACGAGGTCATTCTTTACGCTGGCGAACAAGTAGAAGCACCGGTGACAGAGCTTGTTACTTGCATTTATGAAGATCAGCGCGAGGCAGCTTGTGCTGGTGGCCATTACACCTCAGCTTCTTTTGACACCAACCTGCCGCATTGGCAGGTTTTCAACGCGAATGTCATTCGCGAGATGAAGCAGCGTTTGCAACCAACCGACTTCATTTGCCTCATCGGCGGGTGGGCCCACAAGCCAGTCGCCGATGCCTTCCCTGAGCACATGTCGGTGGAGTTTGGTGTTGGCTATGGCGGTGTTTTTAGCAAATACCGCGTTTTTGAGTCCTACGCTTGGATGCACAGCATCTACGCCGGCGGCAAAAATCCGACCGCTGTTGATGGCCACTTTTACGACGCCGTCATACCGGGCTATCTAGAGCCCGAGATGTTTCCACTCGGAAACCACGACGGCGATTATTACCTCTTCATCGGTCGTCTAATCGAGCGCAAAGGCTACCAGATAGCGCAAGAAGTCTGCGAGCGCCTTGGCAAGCGTTTGATTTTGGCCGGCCCCGGCACTGGCAGTGGCTACGGCGAGTTTGTTGGCGCAGTCGGCCCTGAAAAACGAGCCGAGCTCATGGGTGGTGCAATAGCGACTTTCGCTCCCACTCTCTATATCGAACCTTTCGGCAACGTCGTCATCGAAGCTCAAGCATGTGGCACCCCCACCCTAACAACTGACTGGGGCGCTTTCACTGAGACCAACATCGACGGCGTTACCGGATTCCGCTGCAGGACTCTTGGCGAGTTCATGTGGGCGGCAACGCAAGCTGCGAACCTCGACCACAAAGCGATTCGCCAGCACGCAGTATCAAAATACTCCCTCGATGTCATAGCCAAAAAATACGAGGACTACTTCACAAGACTTCTCACCCTTTGGGGCGAGGGTTGGTACGACACAACAGCAAAGGCGATTAGATGAGCTTATCAAAGAGACTGCGTCTAGCAGGCGAAAAGCGAGCACAGAACCAGTTCGTGGAGCCGCTTGTTCCCGGTCGTCCGGCCTACGCTTCACCCGCCGGCGTTGATGTCACACCGGACACTGCAATTCGCATGTCCACCGTTTACGCTTGTGTTCGCCTTCTCGGTGACACGATTTCTAGCCTTCCGCTTGGCGCCTACGTTCGCCGCGGCCGCAACCGAATCTCCTACGCTGCAGTCTATGGCTCGCAGCCCGAGTGGATTACAAAGCCAAATCCTGAGACCACACGGCTTGAGTTCTTTGAGCAAGTAATCGCAAGCCTCAACCTTCGCGGCAACGCCTACATCTTGACAGTGCGCGATGACGCTGGTGAGGTCATTGAGCTGTATTGCTTGAACCCTGAGCGCGTTCGCATTCGCCGTCTTGGCGTCAATGAGCCGCTGGTTTATGAAGTCTTTGACGAGAACATGACCAGCGTTATGACGCTGACAAAAGATGAGCTCGTCCATATTCCGATGTTCAGACTCCCCGGAACCCACTACGGTCTCGGCCCTATCGAAGCTGCTCGCATCACTGTGGGCTCAGCGATGGCGGCTGAGACTTATGCGGCTTCTTATTTTGGCAACGCTGCAAATCCCGGCGGCGTTATCGAAGCACCGGGCGAAATGACACAAGAGCAAATCGAAAGCATTTCACGCAACTGGCGTCTTGACCACTCAGGACCATACAGAGCTGGTAAACTTGGTGTCTTGACGGGTGGTGCGTCTTTCAAGCCGCTCGCACTCAACGCCCAAGATGCACAGCTCATTGAAGTGCGCCGTTTTGGAGTCGAAGAAATCGCCCGTCTTTTCCGTGTTCCGATCTCGCTTCTCGGCCACCCGGTGGCAGGCGCGATGTCGTTCGCATCAGTTGAAGCTCAGAACCTGTCTTTCGTTCAGCACTCGCTGCGCCCATTGTTGGAACGCCTAGAGCAAGCTCTTTCTCCTTTGCTTCCGGAGTCAGACGGCTTTATCAAGTTCAATCTTGATGCCTTGCTTCGTGGTACCACACTCGAGCGCTATGAGGCTTACACGAAAGGTCTGCAAGAAGGCTTTTTGTCAGTCAATGACGTTCACGCTTTCGAAGAAATGGCACCAGTTACCGACGGAGATCAGTACCGAGTGCCGTTGCAGAACATCGACCTCACTGATGCAAAAGAGGTCGGCATGAAACTTCGCGCTGAAATAGCAACCAACTTGATTCAGGTTGGATTCGACCCAGCTGCTGCGTTGCAAGCGGTTGGCCTGCCACGGATAGACCACACTGGTGTTCCTTCCGGGCAGCTTCAGGGCGTTGCAACCATCGACCCAACCAACCCGCAATCAGTTTACGAGGTCTAAAATGCCATATTTCATTTCCGACCAGCAGAGCGACTGCTCCGGCTGGGCCACTGTCAAGCAAGAGTCAGACGGCAGCTACACCACAATGGGTTGCCATGACACAAAGCAAGGCGCTATCGACCAAATGGTGGCGGTTTCGATCTCTGAGGACATCGAACCCGGCGGTGAAGTTAGCACACGCACAGGGGAAGACAGGAGCAAGATGAAGAAAATCGAGCGTCGCACATACACAGTGCGCAACGTCGAAACCCGCGAAGCGGACGGCAAGATGAAGCTCGCCGGCTATGCGGCGGTGTTCAATGATTCGAGCGTGCCGTTGCCATTTTCAGAGCGCATCGCTCCGGGCGCATTTCGCAAGACTCTTAGCGAGACACCAGATGTGCGCTTGCTAATCAACCATGAAGGTTTGCCATTGGCCCGCACCAAAAATGGCACTTTGTTATTGACAGAAGACCAAGTCGGACTTCGTTTTGAAGCCGAATTGCCTGACACTACTGAGGCCCGCGACCTTTGGACTTTGGTGCAGCGCGGCGATGTTGACCAAATGAGCTTTGCTTTCCGTGTTATTCGCCAAAAGTGGAATCAAGACCGCACAGAGCGCACACTCACTGAGGTCTCTCTTGCTGACGGCGATGTTTCTGTTGTAACTTACCCAGCTTACCCAACCACTTCGGTCGAAGCTCGCGAGCACCTACGCAAGGCTATCGAGGCCGTCAAAGAAGGCCGCGAAATCACAGGCGAGTCGATGCTCGTCCTACAGACCATTTTCGATGACCTTTCAGAAGGTCACGAGTACGTCATGAAGGCTGTCACCATGATGGCCGCTTTGATGGACGCCAACGAGGCAGAAGTTGAAGACGAGATCGAGACCGAGGTAGAAGTCGAAGCCGGCTCACCGGACATCGTTGAGGACCCGGGCTTGACTCAAGTTGGCACACAAGAGGCTTTGCGCACTTATTCTCTGCGCCTAGCTAAAGCGCTAGTCGAGCGCACAAAATAGCATTCTGTTGGCGTCGCCAACAGATACGAAGTCGGAGCGAGACTCTCACCCCCTAAACGGGCGCCGAGAACCTCATCGCCACCACCTCGATTCCAATACTCATAAGGAGCAAAACACTAATGTCATACCTTGACAAAGTCGTTGAGCGCCGCGATGCAGTGAAGGCCGAAATGGATGCAATTCTCGAAGCAGTAGCAGCTGAGAACCGCACCGATTTGACCGCTGAGGAAACCGAGAAGGTTGATGCCCTCGTCGCTGAATCTCGCTCGCTTGATGAAAAAATCAACAAGCTCGCAGCACAAGCAGAAGCAGACGCAAAGGCTGCTGAAGCACGTTCTGCAGTAGCAGCAGTAGCAACACCAAAGGCAACAGGAATCAAGGTCGTTTCTGAACCACGCACCTACACACCTGAATCCGGACACTCATTCGTTCGCGATGCTTTCAATGCTCAAGTCCGCAACGACTTCGCAGCAAACGAGCGCCTCGCACGCCACATGAAGGAAGAATCTGTAGAACGTCGTGACGTTGACACAGGTAACTTCGTTGGCCTTGTAGTACCTCAGTACCTAGTTGACCTAGCTGCGCCTTTGGCACGTGCTGGACGCCCAACAGCTGACTTCGCTACAAACAAGATGCCACTCCCACCTGCAGGCATGACGCTGAACATCAGCAGAATGACCACAGGCACTTCAACTGCAGTTCAAGAAACACAGAACACTGCTGTTTCTGAGACTGACGCAGATGACACACTACTCACTGTCAACGTACGCACCATCGCTGGACAACAGGACCTCAGCCGTCAGGTTATCGAGCGCGGAACTGGCGTTGATGAGTTCGTACTTCGCGACCTCGTTCGCTCATGGCACACCACTCTTGACGCACAAGTCTTGAATGGTACCGGCAGCAACGGTCAAATCAAGGGTATCCGCGCTTCCGGTGGAAACGCTGTTACTTTCACAGCTACAACTCCAACAGTAGCGCTGCTCTATCCAAAGCTCGCTGATGCACTACAGCAAGTTCAGAGCAACGTCTTCACAACTCCGACACACTGGATTATGCACCCACGCCGCCTAGCATTCTTGCTCGCAGCTACAGACTCAACAGGACGCCCTGTTGTTGTTCCAACAGCTAACGGCCCAATGAATGCAGCAGGTGTTGGCGCAGGAGTTGCTCAATACGCAAACTCCGGCTACCAGCTACTCGGACTCCCAATTATTACAGATGCAAACGTAGGCACAACTTACGGCGCAGCAACCAACCAAGACGAAATCTACTTGGTTGATTCACGCGAAATGCACCTTTGGGAGCAATCGGGTGCTCCATTCTCACTCCGCTTCGATGCAACAGCACCGGGCAGCTTGACTATCAAGACTGTCGTTTACGGCTATGCTGCATTCACAGCAGAGCGCTACCCAGCCGCCGCTTCTATCATCAGCGGTACTGGTCTCGTAGCACCTTCGTTCTAGTCGAACGAACAACTAAATAAGTAGAGTGCAGGGCAGATAAGACTCCCCCGACTTTTCTGTCCTGCACCTCTCTCAGGGGGAACATGAAAACAGGACACGTAGTATCCATAGGCGTTTGTGACCCGGGCATCGTTACCGGCGAGTTCATGGCGCGAATCTTTCAGCTTGTTGCCACACGCAACACAAGGCTCGGGCCACTGGTTCGAGTGCGCGGCTCAGGTCTTTTGAGCAAGATGCGCAATAAAGTCGTCAAGTCTTTTCTTGAGCAAACCGAGTCTGACTGGTTGCTGATGATAGACACAGACGAGCAACTGTCGGTGCAGGTGTTTGACCTGCTTTGCGACACCGCTCACGATAAAGAACGACCGATAGTCACCGGTTTGGTGTTCGCCGCGATGGACGCGGCTCTAAACGTTTACCCGAAGCCGATGCCCACGATATTTCAAGACACACCTGCTGGGTTTGTGCCTCTTGACAAATACGATAAAAACGCGGTCTTTCAAGTAGAAGCAGCCGGCACTGGTTGTTTGCTAATACACCGCAGCGTCCTTGAAAAGATGCGCGAGACCGCAGACCCACACCAAGGCAAAGACTGGTGCTGGTTTTGGGACGGCCCAGTCAACGGCACTTGGACAGGCGAAGATCTGCTGTTCAGTCGCAGAGTGCGCAGTCTAGGATTTCCGATACACGTCAACACCGCGGCCATTCTGCCGCATCAAAAGTCTTACTGGCTCGACGAAAGGCACCACGAAAAGTGGCAAGCAGAGAACGGCTAGAAACCGCAACCGCTGAGCCCCAGCTTGAGCGAGCAATAAAAAAGCAACCTAAGAAAAGGAAACAGCGTGGCACTGACAAACGCATACTGCACCCTGTCCGACCTGAAGACAGCCCTCGCCATTGAGGACATTCAGGACGACACCGCGCTAGAAGCCGCAATCATGACGGCAAGCCGCATGGTTGATGATTACTGCGACCGTTTCTTTTATAAAGACGGCACACAGGCCGCACCAGTAACACGCTACTACACAGCGCAAGACTGGTACAACTGCAACGTTGACGACTTCATCTCTCTGAACCAAATCGCGACAGACGACAACTTTGACCAAACCTACGACACGGTTTGGACCGCATCAGACTACATGGTGGAGCCCATCAACAACCCACGCCGCGGCTGGCCCTACACACGGCTAATCGCCATTGGTTCTTACATTTTCCCATTCAATCTGCCACAGTCAGTGCGAGTGCAAGGCGTTTGGGGCTGGTCCTCAGTGCCACATGAAATCGCCATGGCCACCAAGATTCAAGCATCTCGCTTGTTCATTCGCCGTCAGTCTCCTTTTGGCATCGCCGGCACGCCTGAAATGGGTACGGTGCGTTTGAGTGCTAAACTTGACCCGGACGTTGAAGCGTTGATTCGTCCATTCCGCAAGTTGACAGGACTCGTGAAGTGATTATAAGCGACATACGCGAAGGTTTGAAAAACAACCTCAGCGACGTTCGCGGCTTGCGCATTTACGACATCGTACCAGATGTCATCGTGCCACCTTGCGCTGTAGTCGGTCAGCTTGATTTTACTTTTGATCTGAATAACGCCCGCGGCTTAGACCAAGCCAACCTTGACGTCTTTGTCATTGTCCAACGCTTTTCGGAGCGCACAGGACTTGACAAGCTCGACCAGTACCTAGCTGGGTCCGGCTCACTGTCTATCAAGGCAGCCATTGAGTCTGACCGCACGCTCGGTGGTGCTTGCGATACTCTACGAGTTACCTCGGCAGAGCATGGCACATACCAAATGGGCGATGTTGACTACCTTTCATACCGCTACCGAGTAACCGTTTGGGGCCAAGGAGACTAATGAACTACTCAATACTAACAGACGCCTTTGATTTCAAAGGCAAGAAAAAGGGTGACGCAGTCACCAAAAAAGAATTGCAAGACGCTGGACTCAATATCGAGGCTTTAGTGGCCGCTGGGCACCTGTCGGGCAATACCGCAGCTAAGACCGTCGAACAAGAAGGAGCCAAAGACTAATGGCAGCCCTAGTCCTTACCAATGCTTATGTCACTATCAACAGCGTGAACCTAAGCGACCACATTACAAGCATCACTATCAACACCACCGACGACGTTATTGACACGACGGCTTTCGGCAGCACAGCTCGCACCCGTGTTGCAGGTCTTGGCGACAACTCAGTCACTATCGAGTTCCAGCAGGACTATGCAGCTGCCAACGTTGAAGCAACCATCAATACCAGCGGTTCATCACTCGTCGGCACCACGACCACCATCGTCGTAAAACCAAACGGCAGCACCACCAGCGCTACAAACCCGAGCTATACATTTTCGGCTTTGGTTTCGGAGTGGCAACCACTCAACGGCGCCGTCGGCGAATTAGCCACTGCGTCTGTCACTTGGCCGATCTCCGGCGAAATCACTAAGGCGGTGTAGTAATGGCTCGCATAGTTCTGACAAACGTAGCCGTCACTTTCGGCACAACCGACATCTCCAGCTACGTCACCTCAATCACTCTCAATACGACTTACGAAGTTGTAGAGACAACTGCATTCGGCAACACAGCTCGCACACGTGTCGCTGGTCTTGCAGACAACAGCATAACCTTGGAATTGAACCAAGACTATGCGGGTGGCGCTCTCGAAGCGGTGGTCTTTCCAACGCTAGGCACAGCGGTCTCAATGACTGTTCGCCCAGTAGCTGGCAGCTCACCTGCTTATACATTCAGCGCTTTGGTGTCCGAATGGACTCCACTCAACGGCGCTGTTGGCGAATTGGCAACAGCATCAGTAACTTGGCCGATCTCCGGCACAGTTTCAAAGTCCTAACTCAATAAGGGGGAAACATGGACGGCTTAGCAATAAAGGTCAAGCAAGTCAACGCAGACGAGGTCACTTACAAGCTGACCCCGCGCATCATCGTTGCTTTTGAGCAGCAGTTCGGCAAAGGAATGCCGAAGTTGCTTGCTGAGGAGCAAAAAATCGAGCACGTGTTTTGGCTAGCTTGGAAAGCCTTACAAACAAATGGCGTCATCGTCAAGCCTTGGGGCCCCGATTTCTTGGATACACTCGAGAGGGCAGAGCTAGACAGTGACAGTTCTTTCGAATCCACCGAGATAGCCTAACTTATACCATCGCTGCTATCTCGGTGGAAACCGGCATATCTCCAGTGGCGCTTCTTGATGCCCCTGAGGGGGTACTTGAAGCAATAATCGCCTATCTAAAGGAACGAGCTAAAAAACAAAATGGCTGAACAAACCGAAGTCATCATCTTGACAGGCATCAAGGAAACTCTTGACGCTCTAAAGATGTTTGACAAGGACGCAGTCAAACGTTTCAATAAGGTGATAAACACAGAGCTTGCTGGCGCAGAACGCGATGCTAAAGACATCATTTCCGCAGTGGGCAACAGCCCAATGAGCGGGTGGCGCACCAAAGACCCAGCTAGACCCCGCGCTAGCACCCGAGGCGGCGCTGGTTGGCCCGGTTGGAATACTGGCGTGATTCAAGCTGGTATCCGAAAGACCAAAGCAGAAGGCAGGGCTCGCAAAGGCAACTACACCACCTCTGCTGGCGCCTTGCTCAACAAGTCTGCTGCTGGTGCCATTTTTGAAGTTGCTGGCCGCAAGACGAAAGCGACGGTTGCTCGCACTGGGTCAATGCAGTTTTTGCGTACTTTGAGTGCAAGATTCGGCAAAGCGTCACGCGTTGTGTGGCGTGTTGTTGACAAAGACCGCGCCCGGATAGAGAAAAACGTAGCCCAAGCCCTTGAAGAGGCTAAGGCAGTGCTACAAAAGCACTTGAATAGAGAGCGAGCTTAGAGATGGCCGTTGGCGCTATTGTCGCTCGAATACTCACGCAGTATTCGGACAAAGGTACAAAAGCCGCAGTCAAAGACATTTCCAAAATGGAAAAGAGCTTTGGCAAGTTCGCAAACAAGGCTCTAAAAGCATTCGGACTCGCCGCCGCTGCCGCCGGCGCTTTTGCTGTCAAAATCGGCAAAGATGCTGTGCAAGCTGCGATGGAAGACCAAAAATCGCAGGCGCTGCTTGCTAACTCACTGCGCAACACCGTCGGTGCTACTGACGCTGCAATAGCAGCCACAGAAGAGTACATCAGCAAACTACAGCTCACTCTTGGCGTTGCAGACGACAAGCTTCGTCCAGCGCTTGGCAAACTCGCAGCAGTCACAGGCGACATTTCTAAAGCTCAAGGCTTGCTTGGCGTGGCACTCGATATTTCGGCTGCCAAAGGCATCGACCTCGAGACCGCCGCGTCACTTTTGGCCAAGGCCTACGGTGGCAACATCGGCGCACTCAAAAAACTATTTCCGCAGATCTCAGCTGCAACGGTCAAATCCAAAGACTTTGCCGGTGCGCTTAGAGAGATCTCCAAAGAGACCAAAGGCGCTGCCGCTGCCGCCGCCAACACCTTCGCCGGTCAAATGGAGCGCATTCGCCTTGCATTTGGTGAGGCATCAGAGACACTCGGTTACAAGTTGCTGCCAATGGTGCAAGCATTCGCCGATCTCATTATTCAGAAGGCAATCCCCGCTGTACAGAAGTTTGTTGACGAAAACGGTGACAAAATCGCTGGCGCATTCAAAACCAGCATCGGGTACGGCATCGCATTCGCCAAGATGATGTACGACGTCTTTTCTTTTGTCGCTCGCAACATCAAAGTCTTCACCTCGCTGGGTGCAGTCATCATCGCGGCTTTGTTCGGTGCTAAAGTAGCCGCTGCTGTTGCTGGTTTTGTCAAAGGCATTCAAGCCATCATCACAGTCATGAAAGCGCTGCGCACAGTATCGCTCGCGTCTGCCGCTGCAACTGCACTTGCTACTGGTGGCGTTTCTGCTGCCGCTGGTGCTGCCGCATTCGCAGTCGCATTGACTGGCATGGGCATCGCGATGAACAAGTTCAACAAAGAATCTGACAAAGCCACAGACGGCCTTGCCGACTTCAAACTGAACACCAAGGGCATAAAGGCGACTGTTGACAGCTACACCAAAGGCATCGAAGGGCTTACTGGTGCCACACAAGGTCTAACTGCTGCTCAAAAAGAAGACCTCAAAGTGCAAGAGATGCTTGACAAGTTACGCAACCAATACAAACTTTCCAGCAAAGACCTTGGAGCACAGAGTTCGGTGACTCTTGAGGCGATTCGCAAGAACCAAGTCAAACAAGCAAAACTCGGCCTGTCAGCGCCGTCTATCTCACTTCTCGCGTCTGCCGGTCACGGCAATATCGCAAAAACCACCAACATGAACGGCGGCAACGTCACCGTCAATGTCGCGGGTTCAGTCATAACACAGGGGGACCTCATTACTGCTATCAACAATGGCCTTGAAAACTACTATCGTCGCCGCACTGGTGGCAGTGGGTTCTTGACTCTCTAATGGTCGCCGGAATCCCAACGCTCTCGGTTAGCTTCGGTACTGGCAGCGGTTTCACCGTTGTTGATGCCAACCTCATTCTTTCTGTGTCCATTCGTCGTGGTCGTGAGCAGCAGAACCTCTTTCTAGACTCGGGCACGGCCTACGTCATTCTCAACAACCAGTCCGGCGCTTTTGACCCGAGCAACACCAGCTCGCCTTGGTACGGAGTTTTGACTGCCGGCATGCAAGTGCAGATCTCCGGAAACGGCATCGTCATCTACACGGGCTACCTTGAAGACAACGCAGTTGACCAAGGCATCTATCCGACTGTTTCACTCACTTTTGTGGACGGCATCGCGACCTTTGGCAAGACCATGGTGCCGGCGCTAGCCACTTCTCAATACCAAGAAACTGCAGCAGCTCGTGCTGGTCGTATCTTGGACCTTTTGGGTTGGTCAGCAGGCGCACGAAGTTTGACTGGCACCGTGCAGATGCTGCCTACCACTCTTGGTCTTGCTGGCATGGACTTGCTCGAGCAGTGCGCCAACGTAATCGGTGGCCGGTTTTATGTCAGCCGCACAGGTGTCGCGACTCTCGTACCCCTCTCTAACAAGTTCTCGCGCCCTACGCAGTTGCTTTTTTCTGACCAAGGCGACGCCAACAGCGTGCTTTATGACGGCATCGTCACCAACCCCGGCACTGACTACGTCTACAACGAAGCGGTCGTATTCCGTGGACCCGGAGAGTTGCAAGTCTCGGCCAAATACGGTCCGAGTGTCAGCACTTACGGGCTAAAAAGCAAGAAGCTCGACGCTCCAACCAACACCACCGACGCCGCTACCAACCTTGCTTATTACGCAGCTCGCAAAGACGCCGACGCGACACCGTTTGCAGAGAAGATCGACTTCAGCGCTATCGGTATCGGCGCCCTAGCCACCGACTTTTTGTCAACTGAGTTGAATGACTTGATTACAGTCAAGCGTCGCACCTACGACGGTCGCAACTTGACTTACAACTGCGTGGTTGAGGGCATCGCGATGACGATAGACTCCAACAACTGGCGCGCTACTTTTTTCGCGTCACTCGTTGACCCTTACACGATAACTATCTAGGGGAACCATGCCACTCTGTCCACAAGTTACTATCACGCCAGTTACCGTTACAAGCTCCAACATGACCGTCACCTCGGTTATCGCTGGTGGCGTTTCGTCAACTGTTGAGCAACTTGCTGAGGTTGATGCAGACGCACAACAAGCACTCGCTGACGCAGCGGCCGCACTGGCCGCAGCACAAGCAGCACAGACTAGCGCAACCCAAGCCATCGGCGACGCCGCAGCAGCGCAAGCCGACGCCAACACGGCCATTAGCGACGCGGCAGACGCACAAGCCGACGCAACAGCTGCACAAACAGCAGCAGCGGCAGCACAAGCTGACGCGACCAACGCCTACAACACAGCAGTTGCGGCCAATACCGCAGCCAGCACCGCACAGACCACGGCCAACGGCAAAAATAAAGTTACTTACTCCACTAGCACACCGGGCACAACCGCCAACACTCTCGGCGACATCTGGTTTCAGTATGGCACCAGCGGCGCTAACGCAGGCCGCATCATCGCTCAGTACACCGGCAACGGTGGCACCAGCTGGACGCAGACCACTATTTCGGGCTTGGTAGTCGCCAACCTCGATGCAGGCAGCATCACAACCGGCACTCTATCTGTCGGCATTGGTATCACTGGCCCCACAAACGCCTTCTCTGTCAATGCCGTGACCGGTCAGATGACCGCAACCGGCGTGACCGTCACCGGCAATATCACCGCCACCACCGGCACCTTCACAGGAACCGTCATCGCGACCACCGGTACTTTCACTGGAACCGTCATCGCCACCACCGGCACCTTCACGGGCACCGTTATTGCGACTACGGGCGTTTTCACCGGTACCGTCATCGCCACCACCGGCACCTTCACAGGAACCGTCATCGCGACTACTGGTACCTTTACTGGCACCGTCATCGCGACCACTGGCTCTTTCACTGGTACCGTCATCACTCCAAACGCCACCATCACCGGCGGCTCTTTGACTTTGGGCACAAGCACCGTCACCACGACCATCAACTCTTCGGGCACTATCAATATCGTGGAC